GACTGAGTTAAAGTCAGCACTTGTTACTTGCGTAGTTCCTAATAGATCTGAGATCTGTTGTGGTCCGCAAACGATATATCTCTTCAAAGAAGGATCAACATCGTTGTTATCTAGGATCTTCTTCGCAGCCAAAAGTTTAGTAATCGTCAAACCATCTGATTGATCTGAAGTTGCTGTTTTTTGACTAGAAGGTAGAGCTGTAGATGAACCACCAGCAACACCAGTAGATGCAGATGCGTTGAATGCTGTAATGATAACATCATCCATTGCTCTGTTCATAGCTGCCGCTGCCGCTCTAGCGTATGAGCTAGTTGGGTCTACAAGCATTCTAACTTTGTCAACATCGTCAACTAAGTCAGCCCATTCGTAGTCAGCTAAGCTCAATCTTCTTCTGCTATGAGGAGTGTCGATTTGAGGTGTGTCTCCGTGTCTTGAAGTTCTAAGCTGTGCAGCCGTTACTCCAACTTGATCGAAAAACGCATTTTTCCCCGTTACTTGCTCTACATCAACAGAAGATCTTAATTTACTTCCCATTTGTTGAGAAAGCATAGCCACATTAGAACTATACTGCTCAACGAAAGAAGTAGTTATTTGTGAACTCATAATAAGTTCCCTCCGTTATTGTTTATGTTAATGTTAAATCGGATGATTATCCTTGCGGGTCGCTCCTCGATTTTAGATCTCCTGGATCCTATTCTTTCATAGTGTCAACTAGGGTCTGATTAGATTATCCTAATTATTTTCAGCTATACTTGATTTTTCTTTTCTCGTAAAGCTAAAACTTCATCAACTGCTGCCTGGTGGTTTGGATGGTGTTTATCCCAATAAGCCGAACCAGTTTGCGTCAATTCTCCAATTTGTTTATCTATTTGTGATGGTGTTAGATAAGTTGGTCCAGATGATTGAACTAAACTATCTTCTCCCATTTTATCTGCTAATTGAGCAAAAGCCTTAATCATAACTGGATGATCTCCAAGTTTGGTTCCATCTGCTAAATTAGTATTTAATAGTTCTTTAGCTCCAACTGAATTAGCTAAATTAGCTGCCTTTGATACTTTTTGTTCAAATGCTTGACCCCATTCTTGTTTGAGTTCTTTAGTGCTATTTTCTCTAGCTGCTAGAGCTTTGCTATCTGCATCTTGTAAAGATTTAGATGTCATTTCATTATAAAATTTAACCATACCTTGAGCTTGATTAGGAAGTAATCCTAACTTATGCGCTTGGTTAGAAAATTCTTTTAATGACATTTCATCTACTTGTTTATCTTGTGGTAAATCAAATTTATATCCATCCGCAGTTTTTGGTCTGCCTAGTTTTTCATAAACTGCATTCCAATCATCTTCAGTTGCATATTTGTTAGGAACTGGAATTTTATCAGCTCCTACCATTTTTTGTGCGTGAATATAAGATTTTGCCAAACCCGATATATCTTTAATGTTTTCTAAAGATTTATCAGATCTTATATCTTCAGATAAACTAGATTTCCAATCTGTTGTTTCTTGTGTTGCTTGTGGAGTTTCTGTTTTAGGGTCTCCAGACAGCACCGATGTTTCTTGTACGGGAGCTGCTACCTCTTGATTTTCGCTTGACATATTTATTCTCCTTTTTTGTTAAGCATATTTTTAATAAACAAGACCACAGATCTTGTTCCTTCTAAAAATGCGCTTTCGTGGCTATCTCCTTTAACGTGAGTAGTTGCATTAAAGCTGCATCTTTTCTCCAAATCTTCCAAGACTTTTTTGCCGTGGTCAGATGTGAAAACTTGTTTGTAAGAAATGATTAATTGTTTTAAATCTTCTTTATTCATTCATCGCTACCTTTAGAGCTGGTGCAACTTTACCAGCACTCTCAGCGACTTGTTGTGCTTGTTGTAATTGCATTTGCTCCGCTTCAGCAGCTTGTTTTTCTTGTTGTATTTTTTGAACTTCTCCCTTAGATCTCATAATCTTAGCTGGTAAACCCAAAACATCTTTAATGTGGCTTACTAAACCATCTATGTCTATGTAATCAAAAACTGGTGCAATATTTTGCATTGATCCAAATATTTCAATTCCTCTCATAATTGATGAAAGCTCTTGTGTCTTTTGTGCTTTAGCTAATGGAGATACATATTCTATTTCGACATCTTGATCTCCTAACATTTCTGGCATTTGTGGAAATTTATTATTTTTCATTAATAAATTAAAAGATCTAGTAATTAATGGCTGCAACAATTCAGATTGTAACCTACCTAATACTGGACCAAGTAATCTCATCTTTTCCTCAGTACGCTGCATAACTTCTGTTGCCGTCATATTTTGTCCCTGGATAGACATTAACTGGTCAACAAAGAAATTTTCTCTTATTGCTTTTCTTCTTTGATCTTCCATTTGTAAACCAACTGGATTGTTGGCTCCAATATTTAATGGTTCAATTCTTTCCCTGGTTCCAGATCTATAAAAATTTAATCCTCCTGGTATAGTTCTAATTGGTAAAATGAAACCATCATCAGGAACCATTAAAGGTGGATCAATTTGTTTTTGCGCTGCTTTGATAGATACTTTAGACATTGTGTTTAACATCTTCGTATCTGGTAAAGCATTCATCGCTGGAGATCTTCCGTAAATTTCGTTTGATGAAGTTTTTAAATATCTTGGAACGACATAAGGAAATTCCTTAAATCCACTTTCCTTTAATAAAGTTCCAGTTTTTTCGTGAACGTGGCAAGATACCCAATCCATATTTTTACTATTGTCATATCCCATCTTAACTTCGTTAGGATAAACTGAGTGTAATATGACGCAATCATCGTGTGGAGCTTTGTCTATGTCTCCAAGAATTGCTCTAGGCAAATCTGCGTCTGGGTACATTTGTGGAATGTTTTTATTTTGTAAACTAAATCTTCTTGTTAAACTATCGACTAATCCCTTTTCATTTTCAGTTATAAATATTTCTGAAATGTGAATTGTTTTAAATCTAAGATCATCCTGGACATCATCTGTAATAAACATTGCAGACGTACCAAAGGCTAATAGCTCGTGATATAATTCAAAAATTTCTTGTTGAAAGTTAGATCTTGCAAATACTTGCTGCATAATTTTTGCGCAAGTTTCTAGCCATTCTTTTGCAGCATCATCTTCGTTAGTTACATCATTTCTAAATTTTAATAAAAACCACGGAGAAATCGTATTGGTTAGCATACCATTTAAACTAGCTGATAATAATTCTAAAGCGTGTGTAGCCGTGCCGTCGTATATTAGATCGTGCCTCTTATCTCCTTTAGTATGTTTTTCTGTGATGTTTGCTTTTCTCGGTAAGAAATAATCAGCAATTTCTTGCCAATGATCTTCCCAAGTAACTCTTTTTCCTTTGAGAGTTTTATATCTCTCAATAATCATTTTTGCTTTTGGTTCTATTGCCATTTATTTTCCTTATCCTAATAAAGTTTTTTTAGTTGTAGTTAATTGATTATCGCCTAAACCTTTAGCTCCAGTTAATATTGTACTAGATCTACCTTTACCTCTAGCCATAGCAGTAGCATCCGTTGCCGTTGCTTGTGATACTTCAGCTTTTGTTGGAGCTGGTGCAATTGGTGCTGGTGGTGGCGTGTAAACTGGTTTTGGTCTTGATATAACTCCTCCCATACTATCCTCCTATCCTAATAAAGTTTTCTTTGTTGAATATTCGTCATCCTCTAAACCTTTAGCCGTAGTTAAAATAGTTGATGATCTTCCAGTTCTTTTAGACGCAATTCTAGCTCTTTTTAACCTTGCCTCTTCGGCTCTTTCCTTATCATCATATTTTGGTGGTTCTGGCAAAGGCTGAACTGGCGGTATAGGTGGCATTGCTGGTATCTTTGGTTTTAAAAATCCCATAATTTATTCTCCGTGTATTGCATAATCATTTAATGTTATTTTTTGGTTTGGTGTATTCTTTCCTGGTAAATCCGTTATGGACATAGCCATATACCTTGCGCTATCGCAAGCGTGTGATGACCAATCCCTAACGGGTTTATTGGAAAACATTTTCATTTTTTCGTTATACTTTCGATGGTATTGTCTCAAAGCATTTATTAAAGGCTGCGTTGTTTCTACATTAAACCAGCACTTTGGTAAAAGCATTTTTAAGCTGTGTATACCATCTTCTAAATTTAACTTAGGTAAAATTCTAAACCTTATTCCCAACTGGTAAGCTACCTCTTTCCTGGTTTTACCCGTTGAAAATTCCATAACTTCTATATCGTGTGGAGCGTAGTGTTCTCCATAAACGTAATCTTTATCCTTAACTACCTTTACATAATGCGGTAAACCTTCTCGATTATTTTCGTAATAATCAATTATCATAATTTGATTTCCTAATTTTTGAAAAAAAATTATGGCGGTGCTATCATCAACTCCTAGATCCCAGGCGGTAAAAACTTCTAACGCTGGATCATATCCTATTCGAGTTAATTGTTTCTTTTCTTCTAAACCTTTTATAATGTCGCCATATACTGATCCTTCAATATTGGCGATCCAATCACATTCAAACTCTTGGCGATACCTGGTATCTCCCATTTGAGCTTTAGCTGCGTTTAATTCTTTTTGGTCTATAATATTGGTTTCGCTTGCCTTAGCCGTATAAGTTAGCCACTCATCATCTCCTAAAGCGTATTGGTATAATTCATAAAATAAATTACCCATTCCAGCGGGAGTACCTATGAAATAACAAAAGCCTTTTCTATCAGACAATGCGGGTCTTATAATTTCATTCCAAAGCCTTGGTTCTACTTGCGCTACCTCATCTATGCAAACTCCGTCTAAGAATAAACCCCGTAAACTATCTGGCTGTTCAGAGGATAACAAAGTTATACGGCTGCCATTCGGCAAATCGCATCTAAGTTCCGTTTCGTGAAACTTTGCTCCTGGTATTGGTCCCGCAAACATTTTTAGGTAATCCCACGCAATGCTTTTGGCTTGCTTATAAGTCGGAGCTATGTATGCAAATCTAGGATTTTTTAATTTATGCGTTAGAGCTGCTCTAATTAAATGATTAATTATTGCAACGCTCTTGCCAAACCTCCTATGACAGCTCAATACAGCGAACCTATACTTATCGAGATTTTTATGTAGCTCTGCTTGTAGCGGTCTCGGTGTATAAGGTATCTGTACTTTCATTACATAATCGCTAAAACAACTACTACAACAACTGCAGCAATCACTACTTTTTTATGATCTCTCCAATAATGTTGTATCTCGTGTATTATTCTTTCCATCTTCTCTCCCCCCGTTTAGTGAATAGTTGGCAAGTCAAAAATATCTTTTATTGATTTATATTCTATGCCGCTATTCTTCATTAATTTTTTTGCAAACTTATTTGCTTGCTGCGTATCTTCAAAGCCGTTTATGTGTATAACCAAGCCGTTGGTATCTTCATTATTAAATACCATTGCCGTTATTATTTGATCTGTAAATTTATTGTGTGCCATTTATTCCCTCCATCTTACATTTGCAGCTAGCGCAAAAATAAATTTTATTTTCTACAATATCTGCTTTGGCTTGGCAGATTGAACAAGCGGGTCGTTTGTCTGTGTGTTTGTGTCTTAAACTCCCTATATATATATTTTTAAAAAATGCGGCTGGTTTTCGGGTATACCCCACGTTTGTTCTTTTGAAATATGCTTTTTTATATGCAAATCCAGGCATCAATACTCCTTTACTACTAAGATACTACTAATCTTGTTAAATAATCCTTTAACCGCAACGATTGTCGATAGGATTTATACCTAAGACCCAGCTCAGAACTCCATAATGCGTGTGCGAGGAGCGTGGAACTAATGAACAAGAACGAACTTCAATAGGTTTAAACCAGGTAAAAGAAAAGCCTGGAGAGAAGATCCCACCAGGCTCTATAATTTTTTTTAAACTAACTTATTCTTAACAAGACAAGATCCATAAAGTTTATTAGCATAATTCGCTAACTTGCCATCAATCTCATCTTGTTTTGCTTTGTGAGCTGCTCTCTCTTGATCTGTCCAGCTAGTAGAATTAACAAACTCAACTTTTAAATTTTTGTTGACTTGATTAATTGCCTTACAAGCGCAGATCTGTTTAAGCTGCTCTTTTGATAACAAGTCTTTATTGACTTGATGCTCAAACTTAGCAACAGCGACAGCATCGCTCCAGCCTCTTGATATTGAAATATAACTAATAAAAGTTTTTTGATCTTTAACTTCTTTAGTCATTACCATAACAGCTTTATAAGTTGACTTCTTCTCCTTACACCATTTGTTAGTTTTAGGATTTAAAGTACACTTAACAAATCTGTCTCCTCTGTTAGTAGTCTCGATCCAATATCTAACCTTAGTTTTTAATCTAAAACCCCAAGGATAGTTATCAACCTCAAACGCACTATCAAAGTCTTTGTGATTGTATATTTTTTCCATATACAAACCAATAAACTAGCATTGACGTAATGTCAAGAACAAATTGCAAGATATGCAATTATTTTTTTTTATCCTTTTTCTTGATTATTCCCGACAGCTCCAGGTAGCTCTTGAATAGGTGTACTTGATAACGGATCCATAACATTTTTAATTTCTTTAATATCATCCTTTGGCTCTCCCCAACTTATGATTAAATGATTATCTATTTTTTGTTGAACTTGTGATTTATCGCCAAATGTCGTGCTTGCTAATTTCGTGGCGAGCCATCTAATGTGGCTCCACTTCTCTCTTAAAAAATGTGTTTCTTGTGGTGTCTTTGGGATCTGCATATCTTCTGCAATCTTATCCAACAAAGTCCAAACGCCAGTTTGTCTAGCTGCCATTATCTTTTGTCTTAACTTCTCATCAGCTCTACATTTTTTATATATTGTTGAAACATCTGGAAAATCTTTATCTTTACAAATAGTCGAGAGCGGCTCTCCCAACTCTAATCTTTCGCATATCTTTTCAATTTTATCCATTCAATTAATTCTTCTTCAGTTTTATTCTTAAAATATTTTAAATTTCTTAACGCCTTAATTTTACCATTTATTGATCTTGGTCCAGTAGATGCTCCTCCGTGAAATTTACATCTATATTTTCCAGAAGTTTTTTGGAAATATCCTTTGCAAAGACATTGCTTGGTAAATTTAGAGCCTCGAGTAAAGCTCTCGCATTGGATCTTATGAAGAGGTTTTCCTACCATAAAATCACATTACTTTGACGCTACTTTCCCTATTAGATTAAATTGTCAATTCTGTCTAGCATTGATTTTGGCAAGCTATTTTCCAAGTCTAAAATGATAGTTGTATATCTTTTCTTTT